TCTCACGGCCAGTCGACCGGCCCACGTATTTCACTCTCTTGAGCGCCATCAGCACCTCGCCGTAACTTGGACCTGCACCTCGGCGCCGGTCACATCCAACGCGCCGATCCGATACGTCCGGATCACCGCCTCCTGCACCGACACCGCGCAAGCCGTGCCGTTCGCCGAAATGTTCTCGCCCAACTTCGAACGAATCGACCGGGCCTCCGACGTGCCGCACGACAGGAACTCGTCGAGCACCGTCTGCACCCGCTCCGCGCCCATCCCCGGCAACGGCAGACAGATGACCCGGAACATCACCTCGTTCTTGTTGACCCGGCCCGAACCTTCCGAATATCGGACGTACGGCTCGCCGGGCTGGATCACGATCAACGGGTTCGATCCGAGCAGCGAGTCCGGGCTGTTCGGCAGCAACGCCCCCACCCGCACATCAGGCAGATCGGACAGCACGTCGGCGATGCCCTGCCGGATCTCACCGAGGTTCACAACAACCCCTCGATCTCGAACCGGGTTTCCAGCTGCTTCTCGTAGAAGTGGAACACGTCGTCCGTGCGGTCGTCGATCGCGTCGTAGATGAACGGGTTCGGCGGGATCGGGCCGCCACGCACCCGGCCCTTGCCGCCTCGGGCGGCGGCGTAGCGCGCCGCCTTGTTCGTCGCCCGGGTGGTCAGATTCCGGGACCCGGACTTTCCGAGCGCGCCGGACAGCGCCGCCCGCCGCTCCTTCGCCGTGCCACCCAGACCAGCACCGAGGCCACGGGTTGACCAGCCGAAGTGGATGACCCCGGCGTAGGCGATGTCGCCCCTGTCGCCGGCCAGGATGTACCCGGCGGTCGCCGTCGAATCGCTGTCGATCGACGCCCTCAGACTGCCGGACCGAACCGGAGCCCGCCCCTTCGCATCCGGCACGATGATCTCGTCAACCACCTTCCGGTTCATCGCCCTGGCGTCGGCCGGGGTGCCGCCCGCCTTGCGCAATGCCCGCTGCGCCTCGAGCAACCCGTCGATCGAAATGTTCGGGTTCATGCGAAACCGGCCATGGCCGTACCGATCCGGTAGGGCTCGAGCAAGTCCGAGATCGTTGAGTCGTCCGAGATCGCGGACGAGAAGAAATTCTCGAACCCGCCCTGCCCCGTCACTGTCGACCGGCGGGCATGCCACGCGATCGTGAGCATCCGACATGCCAGCGTGATGGCGTCAGGGACCGCCGCCCAGCCCCATATGGCGGTCACTTGCACGCCTGGGCGTCGGGTGCGGATCGGGAAGGAACGGGTTCCAGTTGTCACGATCTTGGTCACGGGCCAACCGGTGCGCCCGTTGGCGCCCACGCCGGACAGCGGCTCGGTGAACCAGTCGGACGCGGACCACGTCGTTTCAAACGCTCCGTCGTCGTTGTCGTCGGTCTTGACGATCATGCCGGCCGTGTCGCCGACAACAGAGCGCCACATGCCCAGGTCGAGATGATCCCAGTGCGTGGCTCTGAACAGGCGGGCAGACGCCGAGCCAGAAGGCTGGTCGAACGTCTGCCCGCACCGCGTATCGATGGCATTGCTCGCGGCGTTGAGTACGGCCGACAACTCGGCGTCATCGACGCTGTCGTTGATCGCCACCCAGTCCCGGGCCTCGTCGAGCGAGCAATACGTCACGGGTCACGCCTTCCGACGGGTCCGCTTGCCATCAGGCGCGGGGCCCGAGTCCGCAGGCGGCGCAGCCTCGGACCCCGCGTCGTCGCCTGCCCCGCCCGAGGCGGCGACGATCTCGCCCCCGTCTTCGGGGGTTTCAACGTGCTCGTCGGCGACCGCTTTGGCGTAGCCGACGCCGATCAGGTTCTCGGCCTCCCAATCGGGGAGCTCGATCTCCTGACCAGCCTCAGGCCACGCGATGCCGTCACGGAAGCCGGTGAGCGACTGAGTGAGCCGGACACGCATTACTGCGGCAGTCTCCGAGCACCGCCACGAACCACGTAGGCGCCGTAGTAGCCGCCGGTGGCGGGGGAACCGGACACGGTGACCACCACACGGACGTACCGCTTGCGGCCCTTGTACCCGATCTCCTGGATCGTGTTGGCGGTCAGCGCGGCAGGGGTGCCGGACAGATCGGCCGCCGCCACCGTCGAGTAACCCGAGCCGGAAGCGTCGGACTCCTCGATCGACGGGGTGTGGGTGCCATCGGTGATGGCCCCCGGGAGCAGCAGCACCGCGACGGAGTTGAACCCGGAGGTATCGACCCCGGTTCCGGTGGTGGTGGTGGTCTTGAGCGCGCCCTGGGCGACGCTCACGGACGTTGAGATTTCCTTGTCGAGATCCTTGCGCCAAGGCATGTTTCTGATCCTCCTTACGCCTGGACCAGCAGCTTGACGGCGCTGGAGTCCTGAACGAGCCCGTCGTGACGGGAGAACGTGACGAACCCGACCTGGCCGTACTCGGCGTACCGCTCGGTGAGCCGCATGACCTGGCCGCCGGACACGGTCCGGTAGACGTATGAGGACCGGAAGTCGCCGAACGCCACGGTCTTCTTGGTGGTGGCAACGGTGCTGTCCATGTCGTTGTTGACGACGAGGGGCCGGCCGTTGATGGAGTCGGGCTCGCCGACCCTGTAGGACACCTGGTAAACCGGCATGCCGTTGCTGTCGACGATCTTCCGCATGTAGGCGAGGATCAGGTCGTGCATCATGTACCGGGCATTCGTCCGGTAGTCGCGGTCGACCGAGTGCTCGAGGTCGATGAGCTCGGCGTAGGTGATCGCCGTCGCGGACGACGTGGTCTTGCCGGTCGAAAGGCCGTTGATGATGCCGTAGGGGCGTCCGACGCCGGACCCGGTGGTGAGCGCCGTGTTGAGCGCACGACCGTTGCGTCGGCCGAGCGCACGGGTGAGGAACCCTTCGGCGGCGACCGGGTCGACGTCCTGGAGGTAGGACAGCGACACCTTGTGCACGCCGGAAGTGAGGATGTGCGCCGACAGGGTGCGAGCTCCGAAGCTGACATCGGTCGACGTGCCAGTGTCGGCGTTCTCACCGACCCACGAACCGGTGTTGCTGGTGTCGTCGTTCGTCGGCCACGACAGCGGGTTGCCGGTGTTCGTGGTGATCGTCTCGACTCCGACCTCCATCATGCCGCCGTAGAACAGCATGGTTTCGGTGATCTTCGACCAGAACCCGGCAGGGGCCGCGTAGCCGCCGCCCGCGCCGGTGAGCACGCCCTGGGCACGCTGCTCGGCGAGACGGGCCTCGAGGGCCTGCCGCTGCTCGGCGGTGAGGGCCTCGCGACCCCGGACGGCGTAGGTGGTGAACGCCTCCTCGTAGTCCCGGACCTCGTCGCGGGCCTGCTCGATAGAGGTGCCGGTGGTGAACGCTCGACGTTCGGCGTTTTCGGCGTCGATCTCGGCGTGGCGCTGGTCGATTGCGGCGTGCCGCTCGGCGGACTTGATGGTCTTGTCGATCGAGTCGACCTGAGCGCACAGGCGCTCATGCTTCTCGTTCTCTTCGGTCGACATGGCGCGCCCCTCGTTGGCGGCGACCGTCAGAAGTTCGACAGCCTCAGCCCAGGCAGATGCGCGCTCGTCAACCAGCTTCTGGCGCTGGAAGTACTCCACGTAACAGTTCCTTCGGAAGATCCCCGGGCGTGGCGGCAAGCCGAAGCAGGCGCTTCAACGCGAGGGAGTCGGATGAGTGAATCCCTGCCGTGGCGGTGGTTACGGCCCGCTGGGCATCTTCCGAGGTGGTTACGGCCCCCGGCTCGACCTGCTGGGAAGCGGTCGACGCTCGCAGTGTATCAAGGTCGATCATGTCGTTGTGCGACATGCGGGTCAGGATCTCGTCCTCGTCGATCCCGAGAGATCGGCACAACATGCCGAAGGCGTCGGCCCGCAGCGACGCCGACGTCTCCTGGTACGCCGGCCAGGTCACCAGCGAAATCTCAGCGAGACGGAGATCGTGGATGCGACGCAGAAGCGTGCCGTCCTCCTGGGGTTCGATCGTGTCTCCGCCCTTGGGGACCACGAACCCGAATGACATCTTGTCGATCACGTTGGCCTCGAGCAACGCTGCCGCGTCTTTCACCCGCTGGGTTAGCGGCATGTTCTGCGCCTGCCAGTCCAGCCCGGGCAGCTTGCCATCGGCTCGGACGGACAGGTCCAAAGACCCGGCTCCGGTGCGGGCCATCGGCTCGGCCGGGTTGTGCTGCCACAACAGGAAGATGTCGCCACGCTTCAACGTGTTGTTGAATGCCGAGTCGGCCAGCTCCTCAGCCACGACCCGGCCATCACGAAGCTTGACCTTCGCCCGGGCGCCGAACACGGCGGCCGTGCCGCCCATCCGGATCTCACCATCGGTCGACACGTCGCGGGACTCGAGCCGAGCCCAGATGCGTTCCTTGCCGTCTGCGCCGCTTTGGAACGCCTCGCGGATCTCAGTCAGTTCGGTCATCATCCCCACCGCTTCTTCGCCGCCAAATGCTGCTTCGAGCCAGTGCCGTACATCTTCGCTGCGGCATCAACTCGGCTGATCTGCTTGCCGGTCGAGACGTTCGTGACCGTAGGCCCGCCCTTCTTCGACTTGGACTTGGCACCGGACTTTGCGCCCCCGCCGCCCTTCGAGTACTGATTGATACCTTTGGGGTTGGGCATCACGCTGTTCCTTCCTGTCCTGGCGTCACATCAACAGTCGGCGGGGTCGCCTGACCGCCTGTCAGCGGGGTAACCACCCCCGAACCGGCGTCGACCATCGCGTAATTCGACGGCATCACGTACACCGGAGCGCCTTCGGGCGGATCCATGTCTTCGAGCTCGGCCACGTCGTGGTTCGTCATCACCCGCAGGTCGGTGAGCACCCGATAGAACTGCGAACGGGTGCCGGCATCACCACGGAGCAGGCCCTTGAGATCCCATCTGGCCTCCCAGGCGCCGGACTCCCACCCGCCGGGGAGCAACTCCCGGGTGATCCGCTGCTCGGCCGCCTTCACCCGAGGGAGCAAGGTGTACACCACGTATCCGATGCCCATCGACTCGATGCCGGAGCCCCAGGCTGTCGCCTTTTCCTGGTCGTTGAGGAAGTGGGACGGGACACCGAACATGCGGGCGATCTCCGACACGGTGAACGCCCGGGACTGCAACAATTGGGCGTCCTCGGGCGGCAACGTCAGCGGCGTGAACTCAGCACCAGAATCAAGAACCGCAACTTCACCAGCGTTCGATGGCCCGGAGAACAGTTGCCGCCACCGGGACTTGATAGCCCCCGCCTGGGTCTCGTTCAGGGTGGCCGGCGTTCTCACAATGCCGGACAGCTTCGTGCCGTTCCGGTAGAACGACTCAGCCACCTTCTCTGCCGCCAAGGACGTCCCCAGCACCGTGCGGCACGCCTGCAACGGCGACAGGCCCGTGATCCCATCGGGAGACAAGAACGGCAGATGAGCGACGTTGAACGACGTGAACCGACGCGACTCGCCGTCATCGTCAGAGACGTCGAACAGTTTCATCCCCGAGCCCTCAGCGTCGGTCACGGACACTCTCGAGGGGTGGATCTGACGGATCTGGCGGACCGTGCCCGACCCGTCACGGATCTTGAACCCGTAGGCGTTACCCCACGACAGCTGGTGCATCTGCCACGTCTGCCAGAACTCGAACGGGGTCTGAGTCGGCGACGGAGAATCGAGCACGGTGCGCTGAGCGACCAGGCGTCGAGAATCTCGGTAGTACACCCGGACCGGGAGCATCGCCAGCGAGCTCGAGATCAGGCTGATGGCCCGCAAGTAGGCGGTGAGCCCCATCGCCGTCGCTTCGGTTACCGGCACACCAGACCCGCCAGGGATGCCGTTGTGCCACCACGAGTTGATCTCGCCGGCCGTGACCGGGCGGGCGGGATCTTCGAACGCTCGATCCTCAAATCCCGGCAGGGCAGCCCGAACGATCCGGCCGATGTTCACCGCTTGCCGCCGCTGACGCTCATCGCCCACCCA